AACCAATACATATATTAACAATTTAAGTCAATGCTAAATAAAGATTGACTGTGAATAACTTTTATGGTTATGGTGCGACAACGAAAGATAAATCTAACGAAGGATATAAATGAATAAATACAATCAACAAATAAAACGACTACTTAAAAAGTATCATAGAATGTTTGATGCTTTTGGAAACAAAAGGAAAAAGAAATGACACTAAACGAGTACAAGGAAAAGAATAAACTTAGCAATAAAGATCTTGCAAAGCTCATAGGATTAACAGGAAAGAATCCTATCGTATCTGTGATTAGGTATTTAAAGTCAGAGAGAATACCGCATCCTAGATTTATGAAAGTAATAACACAAAAGACAGGAGTTGATCCTAATAGCTTTTATAAGGAGTGGTATGACAAGCATAAAATATGAAAAGGTTATAGTTGTTTGGCAAGATATTAATAGTTGTAATAACGCATGGAATACTGAGGAAGATTTAAAAAATCTTAAACCTGCTATGTGTACTACAATAGGTTATCTTTATGAAGACAATGATAACTTTATTAAAACCTTTGCAACCTATTCTATTGATCCAACAACAGATGAACTAGACGTAGGCGACTGTGTTGTTATCCCAAAGGGTGTAATAGTTAAATTAGAAAAATTAGAAAGCTAATGGAAAGAACAAAAGTTTTAACAGTAATATCTTTAGGGGTTGGAGTTCAATCTTCTACTATGGCACTGATGTCAGCTAAAGGTGTGCTGCCAAAAGTTGATTGTGCTATCTTTGCAGACACAGGGTATGAGCCAAAGAAAGTTTATGAATATTTAGAATGGATCAAAACTCAATTACCATTTCCAGTTTATACAGTTATGAAAGGTAATATTAAAGATGATATGATTGGATCTATTGATAATGGAACTAGATTTCCAACAGCTCCATTCTTTACAAGAAACGCAGAAACAGGAAAGAAAGGAATGTTGATGCGTCAATGTACTAATGATTATAAGATACAACCAATAAGAAAAAAGATTAGACAGCTTTGTGATATACAAAAAGGAAAACACTTTCCTAAAGATAAGATTGTAGATCAATGGATAGGTATATCTATGGATGAAATTAGTAGAATGAAACCAGCCAGAGATAAATATATTAAAAACGTACATCCATTAATTGATTTAAAAATGAGTAGAAAAGATTGTCTTAAATGGATGAGTGAAAATGCTTTTCCATTACCTGAGAAATCAGCGTGTATATGTTGTCCATTCCATGATGATAAGTATTGGTACTTTATGAAACACAATAGACCAGAAGAGTTTGCGGATGCTGTTGAGTTTGATAAAAAAATTAGAACAGGATCAAGAAAGATTAATGATCATTTATTCTTGCATAGAAAATGTATTCCTTTAGATGAAGTGAACTTTGATATTAAAACAGATCAACCTGATATGTTTAATAACGAATGCGAGGGAATGTGCGGAGTTTAGTAGAGTCTATGATTGATGTTGGAAGTGGATTTGTATTAGCATTATTAATACAGATATTTATTTTTCCAATGTTCAATTTATACCCTACTATTTTGGTAGGAATTAAGATCGCTTTAATATTTACATTTGTATCTATTTTAAGATCTTGGTTTTGGAGAACAATGTTTAACAAAATGAAAGGCTAATATGATTGATCAAGAACTACACGTTGAGGATGTAATAGAAATTTATGATGAGAAGATTGTCATACTTAAAAAAGAAATAGATAGGCTTAATGAAGAAGTACAGGTTCTTAATATGGAACTAATGAAACTGAGAGCTAATGTCATTTCTTAATCATAACATTCCAGTATGGAAAGCCAAAGTTAGACTAGAATATTTATACAATAAAGAAAAACATATTGGAGAAGAAGAAGTTTGTCTTATCCATAGTATAACTACTTTAGAAGGTAGAACTCCATTGTTTAATATTATGCTGCCAAATGGTGCTAACTATGCAAGGCTACCAATCACAGCTTTTTTTTCTGATCAGTATAATAGAAAAGATGTAGTTGATTTAGAATTAAAACAAACTGTGTATTGGGATTGCTTATCTTACTACGCTAATGTTATTGAGTACAATGCACTAGCTACATCACAGTGTAAGTTTATTGATCGCAATAATAAATTACATAGAGCTAACTATCTATTTAGTATTGATTACTGCCAACCTGATATGAACTTATTAAATATAACTTATAGCGAAGTAAGTGCTGAACATAAGCATCATCATATATTAGAATTAAATAAAGAAGATGAGTGGCAAGGTAATTATGCACTCATGCCAAACAATAAAATATTATTTAATTTACCAAACTTTACAGTTAAAGATCAGATACCAGATTATAAAACTAATATGGATTATCCAAGTGTTGAAACAGATAGTTGGAGTACATCAGATGACGATAGTTTTTAATGAAACTAAAAACGCTTGATTTATTTTCTGGTATAGGTGGGTTTAGTTTAGGTTTAGAATCAACAGGTTTTTTTGAAACGATTGGCTTTGTAGAGAAAGATAAATTCTGTCAAAAGGTTTTAAAGAAACATTGGTCTAACATTAACATTGAGGAGGATATAAGAAATGTCAAAGGAGAAAAGTACCAAGCAGATGTCGTTACAGGGGGATTTCCTTGCCAACCATTCAGCGTTGCAGGAAAAAGAAAATCAACAGCAGATGATCGTTACCTCTGGGATGAAATGCTTAGAGTCATTAGAGAAACAAAACCAAGATGGGTTATTGGAGAAAATGTTGAAGGCATTGTTAATATCAACGAAGGCATGGTACTCAGACAGGTGCTTAATGACTTGGAAAACGAAGGTTTCAAAAGCCAATGTATTATTATTCCAGCTTCAGGCATCGGTGCATGGCATCAAAGAAAAAGGATCTGGATTCTTGCCTACTCCAACAACAATGGATCATATAGATCGCAAGGGAATGCGACCAAGCAGAGCAGCAACGAACAGAAAGACAGGTTATCTTTCGGAAATGATAATGATGTTTCCAACACCAACTCAGGATTCAGCATCAGAGAGAACGAAGAAATACAGTCAAGGGGGAATGCCATTACCAATGGCAGTGAAGATGTTTCCAACGCCGAGTGCATCTTGCCATATGGATGTAGTAGCACCACCAGAAACAGTAACACAAAACAATCAGGGTTGGAGTGTAACGAGAGTGGGAACAGGAACAAAGTTTGGTGCGAAACTGAACGATGTAGTGAACAAGTTGGAAGTGGAAATGTATCCAACTCCAACTCACAGCGAACACAAATACAGACTGAGGGGAAACACTCAAGCATCAAAATGTCTGGAAGCTCAAGCGAGAAGACTTGGTGGCAGATTGAATCCGAACTTTGTGGAGTTCCTAATGGGGTATCCTACGAACTGGACAAAGATAGATCCAACAGAATAAAATCTTTAGGCAATTCTATTGTACCACAGATAGCAAGACAAATTGGACTATCAATTATGGAGGCAGAGAATGGCAAGGTATAATTATTTTGTAGGTGGATTTGGCGACTTCTATTCCGAATGGCATAGAAATAAATGTTCAGACATAGGTTATATAGATATTGATAGCGTACCTATTTGTATTAATAAACCTTGTTGGCAACCATTAGCAGTCATTGAAACTGTCTATGATACTGGTAAGAATTATAAGAAATATACCACAGTTGTAGAATACATAGCCAAAGGCTTAAATATACCCTGTTTTTTGCTGTATTATAAACCTATACCAGATACGGATAGCCTAGAGTTCAAAGTTCAGCGTCTATACCCCTTTAAAAGCGATTTAAACCCTATTCTAGAAGAGGAGTGGTATTACGTTATGTTAGATTTACAGATACAGCATGATAAAGTGTGTAAACATAAGGTAAATAATGGCTAAATATAAGCAAACAAGATTGTTAATTGTAATTTATGTCTAAGTACAAGCAACATATTAGAGTGCCTACTGGTTTATTTGATCATCCTGGCTACAAAGGCTTGGCAGATAACAGAAAGCCTTATGCTTTAGCGATCATTGTAATGCTTTTAAAGTATGTAAATCAAAAGAAAGGCGAGTGCTTTCCTAGATACGCAAAGATCAGAAAGGATTTAGGATGCAGTAAAAAAACCCTAACCAATTATATGCACTTGCTTTCCACTGCTGGACTGATTAAAATTAGGCGGCTATCTTCTACAAACTTATACACAATTAACCCTATTCTACTGGTTAATGAAGTGAACGTAGTACAGGGGGTGGGGAATATGGTACACATCAGTGGGGTACCTAATGCACATATTAATAAAACATATTTAAATAAACATATTGTATTAACTAAGAATAATAAAATGAATAAGATAGATATAAATAAGATAGATAAGATAGTTAATAGTAAAGATATAGATAAACAGACTAAGATAATAGAACTAGCTAGTGTACCACTGCCAGAATTAAGAAAATGTTTTAAACAACACCCTTATTACATACAACAAGCCATTGAGTACCAAGAGCAAGTGGCTCGTGATGCAAGAGCTGTGCCAAAGCATATTGTAGAGCAAGCCATGAAAGCAGCGGTATCAAAGACAATCAAGAATAGATCAGCGGCTTATAAAGCAAAGGTTGAATATAACAAAAGAAATAATTTAGATTGGCAAGGCAAGCCAAAGAAATAAATGTTATGGCAGGTTTTAAATCTAAAAAGATATTTTGTTCTGGTATGTCAAAACTATCTGGAAAGCCATGTCAGGCAAAAGGGTTTCCAACTAATAGCTTTAACAAACATGGATTTCAGATCTATAAATGTAGATTTCATGGTGGACAGAACACAAACTTCTATGGCTTTAGAGATAGAACTAATAGAGGAGGTTATAACAAACCAGGTTATAC